ATGGATGTTGCTCAGATAGCAAAAGCCGTAGGTGATGGTGTTATATCAATCCCTAGAGACTTCTATTTAGGACTGGAAAGAACATTCCAGGACCTGAATCTGTCGGATGGTGGCTACCGGACACAGCGGCGCAACTTTAATGATGACAAGCGGGTTTTTCATGCAATAGAGCAACTTATCAAAGACCGAAACACAATCGCCAAAGTCGCTAAAATCATCATTGATGATGTTTTAAACCGCTTGCCCGATCCTGTACTAAAAAAAGTTCATGAAGCCGTTATTGGCAGTGCTACTCAATTCGCATCACGCACTGCATTACAGATGAGTATTTCCACCTTCCTTGGCACAAAAGTCATGGGTGGAATGATAACCGGTCTGGTAACCCGCCTCGCACTCAGAGGTGTGTCAGGCGTGATGTTGGGCGGTATTGTAACTCAGGGTGTAATAGCGCGCGCATGTGATGCCTCTCGGCGATTAAGCATGGAAAACCCGGCGCTTTGGCAGAAGCTGCGTATCCATAATTACGATATGCTCTACTTCTTTTTTGAAGAGCCTCTTAAGCACCTGATTGAAATGGGGAAAATTTTGCGTAAAGAGCCCAACAGGATTGAGGAGTTATTACGTGCTATCGAGAATCTTTAAACTGTCATTCAAATTTATTTCCGAGATATTGGGAACTTTGGTTTTGACAGCAACTGTATTTGGGATGTTCTATACAGGTTTCACAAATGAAGGCAGCATGCGGATTGTAGGGCCTCTCGCTGTATTTATCTGCGGAATCGGGGCTTATGTGTTGGTAATGTATGCCACCACGAAAATCAATGAAAATGATAAAAAGGGCCAGCCAGGTTAATGCTGTGCTCGTGGGCATTCCGCAAGTTGAATCTAAAAACCAGCGATATAGAATATCACCCACTGTAATTTTGGCTTTAAGCTGAAGGTAAAATTTTAAATAAGATCGACCTTAAAGCAGTAATTATCTACCTGGCAAAGAAATTTAAAAATCATAAACAGGAAGGTAACTCAACCCAGTAGAGTGAAGACGATAACACATCGCACGGTAAATTTAGAGTTCGAGTATTTCAGGGCTATATTTAAAGAACTACGCCGATTAGATGAATGGACAGCGCCTAATCCGTTTGAGAACGTACGCGAGTTTAACATCAGTGAGTCAGAGATGGCGTATCTCACCATTGAGGAAATCAGAACCCTCCTCGCCGAATGTGAGAACAGCCGATCCAAAGACCTGACTACCATTGTGAAAAACTGCTTGGCAACTGGCGCGCGATGGAGTGAGGCGGAAGGCTTGAAGGGAAACCAAATCCGCGCCGGTCAGATCATTTATGTGAAAACTAAAGGCAAGAAAAACCGCGCGGTGCCGATAACTGAAAAATTGCAGGCCGAACTGCCATCAAGCAGGAAAGCACAGGTGATCTTTAAACCATGCTATTCAGCTTTTAGAAAGGCCATGCAACGCGCCGGTATCGAGACACCTGCTGGACAGTTGACGCATGTCTTGCGACACACCTTTGCTTCCCATTTCATGATGAACGGGGGTAATATTCTTGTGCTTCAGCGGATATTGGGGCACACCGATATCAAGGTGACGATGCGGTATGCGCACTTTGCTCCAGATCATTTATCTGAAGCGATGCTGCTAAACCCTCTTGATCGCATTTAAATATAATGGTATTTGATAATGATAGGCTGATAAATTTAAGTAAGCGTAAGAACATAACAGCCTTTCTTCAAAGATAACCAGAAAATCATAAATAAGTAACTCAACGAAATCATTCGTAATGGTGGGATATATCTTCTAATTGCCTAGCTTATGTAGGTTAATTATGGGATAGAACCTCATAAGTTAGCATAAAAGGGATTAATTATGTTTATAAAATCAATGATTATCGAAAATTTTAAAGGCTTTCATGGCAGTCATAATTTTAATTTCAATGTACCTAATGGAAATACAGAGGGTAGCGGACTTAATATATTTGTAGGAGAAAATAATTCTGGAAAGTCTACGATTTTTGAGTGCCTCGATTTCATCAAAGATTCCACAAAAAAAGATCCAGAGACCTTGCTTAACAAATCTAACCCGGCTATGACGTTGAACGATTTCATGGTAGAGGTCGTATATACTGGGAATGTATCAGGCTCCATTACAGCTCATGTGCAAAGCAATAAAAATCGATCCTTCTTAAGCTGTATATACCAGCATGGTGGATCGGAGCATTTTAAAGTTAAAAGGTCATGGGATAGGAACTTCCCTGATGACATCAAAAAAATCAACTTCTGGGATCATGCCAATGGTAGTTATTCAAATCCATCGGGAATCGATGCGCCATTCAAGAAGTTTTACGACAATAATTTTATATGGGCTGATACTAATCCTAGTGATGAATCTAAATTTGGTGCATCGACTATCTGCGGTTCGCTACTAAAAGAAATAGCATTAGGACACACTAGCACTCTTGAATATCAAAATTTCCAAAGTAGTTATCATGGACTCTTCAACAATCCTGCATCGCAGTTAAGAAGTAAAATTGCACAAATAGAAAGTCAAGTACAGAATATATTCTCTTCTCAATTTGGAATGGCAAATATTTCATTTTCTTTTGAAGAATTACAAATTGAGAATTTTTTCAAGACAGCAAGTATAATTATTGATGATGGTGTGTCTGTACCAATGAGCGAAAAGGGGCATGGAATGCAGAGAGCCGTAGCTTTGGCACTATTGCAAGTTTATGCAAATATAACATCTAATGTGGCTAATGCTGCAGTTTCAAAACCCTTTTATTTCTTCATAGATGAGCCTGAGTTATGCTTGCATCCTACCGGACAAAAAAAATTATTAGACGCTTTGATGGTACTATCAAAAACAAAACAGGTATTTATTTCTACTCACTCTCCTTTTATGCTTTCCTCTCCACATCTGAAAAATACAGGCCTATTCATCTTCAATAAAACTAATAATAGTAGTTCCGTTAGTACTGCAACAACTTCACCCATGTTTCCATGGAGTCCATCTTGGGGTGAGATTAGTTATAGAGCATATAATTTAGCCACTGTTGACTTACACAATGAACTATACGGTTATTTGCAAGAAAAGCATAACCTGAAAACAATTTCTGATGTTGATGTATGGCTCAACTCCCAATCAATTGCATCAAATAAACAATGGACTAAGGAAAGGAATGGATCGCCACTTCAACCATTGCCGACAACATTACAGTCGTTTATACGAAACCATATTCACCATCCGGAGAACGTGACAATGCAAGCCAATAGATACACCTATGGAGATTTAAAACAATCCATAGATGAAATGGTCAATCTCATTTAAGTTATTATTGAGAATTATCTAGCCTCCTTTGTTAAAGGGGGCAGTTATATTGTATAGCCTCTATCAGTTGTGATTTCACCATCACTTAGATATATATAATAGTTCTATAAAAAATCAGATGATCCCCCCACATTTTAGATTGGAGTGGCGGCAAAGTAGCAGCAGAGATCCACGCTATACGCCACTTCTCATCACTATTCGGCCTAAAGAAAATATAAGAATCAGTAAGTTGCTGATTTTACTTGTTTCAAATTGGGACTCATAATCGCTTGGTCGCTGGTTCAAACCCAGCAGTGGCCACCAGATCTCACCTGTTGAATCAGGACATTAAGCCACTTTTAGCCGAGTGGCTTTTTTGTTTCTATAGGCCAGCGTCACAAAAGCATCACATGACTTTATTCGTTCTTTTTGAACGCAGATACAAAAAGCATACTTTCGCGAGCTTTCAGTGAAGTAACGATTACCTTCTGTCGTTATGCGTAAAAATCGGCACCTTATTAGTCTGGCCCGGCGAGACGATCATCCCCGCTATGCTTTCGTACGTTTTGAAGGTGCACCTGCTACGCGATCCTGGCGAGCGCGATCGCCATTTCCAGCGAGTTAAGGCCCGGCACGCCGAGCTGATTCTGCGCTTAACCGGACTTTCATTACAGTGTACTGGCCGTTTTCGTAAGTGGTACCGATGATGTTTGAGATGGTTTCCGCTTCGGTCGCACCCACGGCAACGCGCACCAAGACATTAACCGATTTGGCCTGGTCGAAAATCGCCTGCTAACGTGCATTTTGCCCCGGCTTTGGCGATACCACCCTACACGTTAGCAAACAATACCGGCGTATTCAGCGCTAGTGTCGGCGTCCCAGGCGGTACAGACCAGCCCAATAATCGCGGTAGAGATGATGGAAATGGTGCGAGTGCCATCCATGATTTCGACGATGCAGATACCATGACAGTAATCAGACATCTGATGCCCCCGTAAAATGGATGTGCTCAGAGTGTCAGGTCAGGCGATGCCGTTTATACAATTAGGGTTTGTTGAAGAATGATCGGGCATTTACTGGGGAATGATCGCTTTGTCTTCCTGTGGCACTATGAACAGCCATCATCAAAAAGAGGGAACGAGTAGGGTTTGTTGAAGAATGATCGGGCATTTACTGGGGAATGATCGCTTTGTCTTCCTGTGGCACTATGAACAGCCATCATCAAAAAGAGGGAACGAGAATGATCTCAGGAAGAGCAGACAGACAGGAACCTGGACGGTATTACACTTTTGAGTCAAGATTGCCCCCCGGAGAATTTTTTGAGCTTCGGCCACAACATCTACCACGCAATGCTCAGCCGGTGCTTGATGAAACAAGCGGTATGTGTATCGGCTACACCGTGGCTCAGGCTCCCGGCCTCTGGCAAATTTATGATGCACAGGGCCATTTTGTCCGGCTTGAAGAGGCTCCGCTTGAAACGCCGTTGTTCGATCCCACTGATATTGCACTGATTGCTTTTGGTGTTTTCCGCATTCTCCGCACTGGCCGTGCTTTATTTGAAGCGGGTACGCGAACAGCGATTACAGCAAAGCTTGGCCAGGGAACGATTTCATTTTTGCGCGCCCGGTTTAAACTCGGCTTATCTGTACGCAACCTGAAAATGACCGAAACGGCTGCTAAGCACATGTATGAAACGGGTCGGTATGTTCCTTTACATATTCAGGAAAAAGCTATTCGTTTTGGTAAGCGAACGGCCGATCCCCGGAAAGTTAAAGGCCTGTACAGATACGAAATTGAGATGTACAAGCTTTATCGTAAGAAGGCCACTACTGAGTATAAAAAATACACACTCGAAGTTGTGGTAAGAGAGTCCGACTGGACAATCACCCACTTTATGTATTTTTAATAACCGACAGGAACGCATCAATGTTTGATATTAAAGATGAGAAATTTACGTTTACGGTTTCTCCTTTTGAAAGAGTGGTCGATAACGACATTGACCCTGAACATCATCGCTGGGACTGGATAAAATCTTTTGTTGAATTTTCTGTTCCTGGCCTGAAAGCACAGTTTCAAACTGAATTTACGGTAGGTGAGCTACTGGAACTACGTGAGCAATTTGCAGCGCACCATAATGCTTTAATTGCTCAAAGAGAGATAAAGCCTTTCGTGTTTCAAAGCCAGTGCCATCAACTGAATATGATCATCAGGAAAGTAACCGGCGAAGAGGGTGTAATTATTGAATATGACCTTCGTCCTGAAGCGCATGCTGACAGCGCTCAGGTGAAAGGTGATTTCGGCATCAATGAGAGCTACTTCCCAGATATTTTAAAACGGCTGGATGAGATGATTGAATGGCAAAATTAAGCCTTCACGCCTCTAAAATTTTCCTGATAGTCCCCGCTGTAACGGGGATGTTTCTGTTTAGGCTTTCCCGGCCAACTAATATCCGGTGCCGTTAAGGTCTCCACGCGGTAGGTTCTCCATTGCTCCAGTAGCGCTTTCTCGCTCTCCATGGCGATGCCCAACTCGTCCGCATCCTGCAAGGGCGGAATAACGTATTACACCTCACATTACGCTAAGAATGGCACACTTTGACCTACTCACATTTCCCCCATGAGTTTGCGCGGACCAGCCACTGTAAAACAGGTCCGCAGATCCTATACGCTTTCCTGGATTGCTTTCGCTCAACGTTTTCAGCTTTGGCAAAATTTTGCTCTCAGTGCGTTGGTAACGCATACAGAGCGTACAGCAGGTATGCTATTTTTTTAACCTGACAAAATATCGGTAGATTTTTTTTGCCAGACAGATAGCGACAATGCCCAGCAAAATCGATGTTATACCGAGAAAAAACATTAACGAAAGGAGATGGCTAAAAATCCCGCCCAGGCTTGTGAAATCGCTGAGTCTGACGAGTTGTTCTGGGGTTAGTGTACGAACCATTATTTCCGGAAGAATCAGAAAACATATAATGACTGCTAAAATATAAATCGTCTTATTTTTTCCCTTTTTCATTATTTTCCTGTCTGAGTTTGAGGGTAAGGTATTTTCTGTTTTTGATTTTTCTTCATCCGTCCAGTGACCTGCTCGGGCCGAGTCAATCAGTAATTGAATGGTCAACGCCTTTTCTGCTTTGCCATTATCTTCAGGAAAATAGCGAGTGAAATTGATTTCATCTAAATTAATCGAAAATTTCTCTGTGAATTCCTCTAGTAAATCATAGGCATCTAACGGGTCCATTCGAAAATCTTCATTAAGATCGGTATTATGTTTGAGCGGATACCGCTTAAAGGTAAATATGCTTCGACCATTGTAAGTCTCAACAAGATCGAGTACTGCTTTTTCTGTCTCGTCCATTATCGTAGTCTGCTCTTCTTTCTGGCAATATTATTTTATTTGAATGTTATCTCATAGCTAATCTTGTAAGCGTACAACTTAGATTGCTCATTCATTTATAAGGACCTTACATCCTGATTATTTACTTTGAGCAAGTCAATATGGGTAAGTCCCGATTCACTGAACATCATATTACAGATAAATATTGAAACTTCATGGTGTTTTGAAAATCGCCATGAAAAAGATTATACGGTTGAGGTTAAACCCACTTACTGTATCTTACATAAAGATAAGCAACGATACCGACCCAGACAACCACAAACCCCATTGGGTAAAATGGAACGAATCGCACAATAAAATAAGCACCAACAACACTGACTATAATCGGTACAAGATAGAAAAAAGATTGCAGTAACCATACAATAAAAAGCTTCATTTACTCACAACTCCATCAAAGCCTCAGCTATTTTATCAAACTTGTAATGGCCAAATTAAAAACTTCACAATAGCGAAATTTAGCTTTTTTTCATTTACCACACATATAATTAACTCAATATTTCACGCACAAATTACCCCTCCGGCTCAATCCCCCTTGCCTTTAACGCCTCTCTCGCCAGATTCTTCAGCCAGCTTGCCAGACTAATTCCTTCTTCAGTTGCAACCGCATCAAGCTGTTTTTTCAAGGCGGGATCAATGCGCATTTGAAATTGTGGGGACTTGCCTCCACCTTTTGGTTTTTTTTCACGCATTATAATTGACATGTACTGACCTATTCCCTCATTTTAATCCTTTAAAAGACCACACTAACATGAGGCCTTTTATGAGAGCAACGCCCCGGCAGTGATGCAACACATACCGGAGCGTCTGACCACAACGTTCACTCTAAAGGAAACAACGCTATGGCTAATACCAATAGTAACACAACCACTCATTATGAAATCGTGGACATTCAGCCAGTTATCGAACCGGCAGTATCAACCCTTTTGAAAACACCGCTCGGCACGACGCACGATCTCTTTCAGGTGCTGGAGGCATGTAGCCACTATGTCGATGCCCTGGTGGAATGTCACGATATCACCGCTCGTATGGCACTATGCGGCCGTCTGCTCGCTGCACTGGAAGTCTTGAAAGTTCTGTTAGACAAGCCACTGCCAGAACACCTGATTAAACGCCTCACGCTGGAGAAAGGTAATGACAAAGCCTGTCGCAGCGGTTGTTCGATAGATTCGGAAGAGATGCGGCAATATTGCAGCGCATTGACGTTAGTATTGCTGAATCAGCCGGCTTCCACAGACTTGCAGAAACACATCACCGGCTTGTTATTCCAGATGATTAACATCATGACTGATGACTTAACCGCGCCGCGTTTTGTGCAAACAGCGTCGGGGCTGGTGATGATCGATAGCAAACTTACAGATAGCCTTCATTAATTCCGGCCCTTTCCCTTCTTCCCTCTGGAAGAAGGGAATTCGCATACCAAACTCAAATCCCAGCGCGGACTTAACTTTATACCAAAATACTTTATCACCCCTGCGTTTTCTTCTGGCGAAAATCGCCACGCTTTTTCTCTCTTCACCGGAAGCCTGTTTTGCCTGACTCACATCAGTGAAATCTTTTTATTCCGTACAGTAATTGCCAGTGTTCCCCAAGGGCCCCGGCCCTCACCACCGTACAGTTATTAACAGAACTCCCAGAGGCCGCTGTCGCGCCCTTAAACGTCAACGGCTCGCTGGCCTTTAGCCTGATCTCCCAGCGATCCCATCCAGGCCGCAGCCATAAAAAAACCCGCTTTCGCGGGTTGGGCTTACAGCAGCTGCGGTGACGGATTATTGCTGCCTTTCGCCATCACCGGCACGGTATTAATCTGTGCCGGTTCGACGATAATCCCGGATACGCTCTCCAGGGTTTTAAAGGTACAACTGCAGTTAATGTTCTGGCACTGGTGATAACGTTCTTTCGTCTCTTTCGAAACGTAACGGCTGCTTTTCGTATGGGCGGCGGTCTGACATTTTGGGCAATGCATCATAGTTGTTCTCCTCTCTGGCATAGTGCAACATTAGCCAAAAGCTAAACAAAAAGCAACAATAATTAGACTAAATCTAACCACCTTGCTTTTCAACTAAGATGTATTCCACGTTTTCGGTCATCAACTCCAGGTTCAACTGGGTGGTAAAGCCACTTTTATCGAGGGTATGCACGATATTGGTAATCAGCCATTTTTGATTATCGATGACCGATTTAAAACCTTGAGCTTTGACCGGCGTTTCAGGAATCAACTCCGCAGCACCCAGCGCCAGTAGGATCTTCAGCGTAGCCCGGTTGCGTTGCAGTTCCTGCCACTTTGCCTTAGCCGCCTCCTCTGCTTCCTCCTGGCTACTGAAGTGCGTATTCAGTACATACAGTTTCTTATTGCTGCCAAAAACATAGGTTTTTCCCGGGTCTTGTTGCCCGATAGTGGGGATATTTTTGGCCGCGGGATGGACAGGGTTCACCGTCGGTGTTGCTGGCGGTATCGTGTTGACGGTTACCCCTTTCTGCTGCGCCTTTTTCTGATCGTACCATTTTGCTTCTACGCCACTGTAATCGTCGCGCTTAAACAATTTGTACTCATACTTATCGCCATCCTGTCGGTTCAGATTCAGGAGTGAAATCGGCTTTCCGCTCACGGTCACGCCCTGCCCGGGGGCAAAGAACTGCAGCATTTCTTTTTTAATTGTCGCCACCGCGCCAACCAGCATAGCCAGACGAGTAATAAATGTGCCGTCCGTTTCCTGCGTTTGATCGAGATGCTTAATCTTTTTCTTAGCTATCTCCTGCGAAACTTTCCACTTGAGGTTGTTACGTTTCGCGATTTTCTCCACGGCCTCGCCAACCGTCATGTCTGGATATGAATCAGTGATTTTAACATCGAGCGAACCGCTAAAATCTGCGCTTCGGGCGACCACCGTTATCGTGTCCGGCGCGCCCTGGTAGGTGACCTCATCAATGAGGTAGATGCCTTTATTTGCAAGCGGCTGTCCTTTCCAGCCAATCTCCAGGGCGATTTTTGCGCCAAAAGGCGGCATGACCAACTGGCCGTCGCTGTCGTCCAGCGTCAGCTCCAGTTGATCGGCCTGCAAGCCACGGTTATCCGTTAACTTCAGAGAAATCAGCCGTGGGCGAATATCTTCCGTTTTATCCTTCGTCTCAATTTTGATATTGAAGTCCGGCGTCGGCGCAACGCGCAGAGGCACCGGAATCGGGGCGATATCGCTCATCTCAGCGCCCTCCGCTCAGCGCAGAGGTAACGCTGTTGATGACAGAACCCACCCGTTGCGCTGCGTCACTGGCCCGGTTTTGCAGTTCTTCCGCCTGCCTTTTTAAGTCGCCGAACATGCTGGTCAATGAATCGTCTACCCGCAACAGGTTGAGGGTAAAGCCTATCTTGCGCGCGCTGCCGTCGCTGTAGAATTCGGTATGCGTGGCCGAGAAATCTGTGACGACAAACATGCCGTAAATAATGCCATTGCCGCCAATCAGCGGCCACGCCAGGCCTTCATCGGCCATCGCCTTCAGTGCCAGCAGCGTGACATTGCCGCCGGTGATTTCAGGCCGGAGCTCGCCAGACAGGGTGATTTTATCGTCACCGGCACCCAAAAACTGGGTCGACTCACGTCGCCCTACGCGACTGTTTTTTGCCCAGCGATAGCCCACGTCATGCTTCAGATTGTCGAAGGGAAGGGTTTGCCGTACAAACGGCATCATGCCTAATATCATCATCATGGTGAATTAATCCTGGCTAAACATGGAGTTATAGCTGCTATCAGCCGTGGACCACGGCGATGCCGTGGAATACTGTGCAACGGCCTGTCCGATCGCCTGGGGGTCGCCTGTCGCATAGATGTTGTTGGTTACGGTGTGCTGACGGTTATCCACGTTTGAATTGTTAACCGAAGGCAAAGGCTGATTGAGCGTGCTGTTAAGGCTGGCGCGCGATGCGGCCGGACGGGCATCCGCGTTATCCTCATCCTCGTCATCCTGATCGCGCATTTTGGGCGGTGGCAGCTTGTCTTTCACCTTGTCAGATTTCTCATCAATTATGCCAAGTTTGCCCAGAACCCAGTCAATGCCGCCCCGCAGTTGGTTAAGGGCTTCACCGGGCAATTTCAGCGCTGTCGCCAGCATGTTGCCGAAGCGCTGTCCCATCTCCCCTGCTGAAGCCAGTTCCTGCTGAGAAAACTTCACGGGTTCCAGCAGCTTCGAGAACCATGCGCCCAGCTCGGACACTTTGTTACTGAACCAGTCAAATACCGGCTTCAGCGGCGCGAACGCGTCGCTTATCGGCCCCATCGCCGCGCTGAAACCTTCAGCAACGCCGCTGATAAAAGCGCTAATCGGTTCCCAGTACTGGTAAACCAACATGGCGCCCGCCGCGATAGCCGCGCCAAGCAAGACCACCGGTAGCGTAATCGCCCCCAGCGTGGCCGTAATCGCGCCACCGATGATGGCAAACGCGCTGCCCAGCAGCTCCACACCCGCCATGATAGTGCTCAGCCCGCTAATGACAGGCCAGGCAATGTTTCCCACGCTGGCCAGTGAATCCACCAACGTCAGCCCACCGGCCGCCAGCGTCAGCAGGCTGTCCGAGAGCTGGGGATTGATATTCATGACGCCGGTCAGGACGGACTGTACGGACAAGCCATCCTGGCTGATGGCCTGCAGGCTGGTATCAACCGACGCGTCTGCGGCTGGCGGCTGGGCAGCGGGCGCCTGAGACAGCTGATCCAGTCGGCCACTGGCTGCGCCCTTCATCAGCACTGCGGCAGGGGCGGCACCCTGTTCACCAAAAATCGCCTGCAGATAAGCGGCTTGTTGGGCTGCGTCGAGTTTGTTTTTCTCAAACGCCGCCTGTACCTGACCGAGCACCGCGAAAATGGGCTGGTTGTTGCCCTGGTCGTCAGCGGTTTGCACATTCAACGCTTTCAGTGCGCTGTCTGCGCTGGCGTCCGGTGCCTGAACATGCGTCAACATGGCGCTGACGCCAGCACCGGCCTGGCTGCCCGTCATGCCGTTTTCCGCCAGCACGCCCATCATGGCCGCGGTCTGGCCGACGCTAAGCCCCGCCTGTTTTGCCACCGGGCCTATACTCGCCATCGCCTTGTTGAGTTCAGTGATATCGCCTGCGCCCTGCCCACCCGATTTTTCCTTGCCGTTATTCGCGTCGCCAGGGGATAAGTCATCAATGACTTTTCGGCCCTTCTCAACAAAGTCTTTGGCCTTCGAACTGGCACTTTGCACGTTATCTGCCAGCGCCATGCCGGCACGGTAGCGATCGCGTATGCGGTTGAGCTTGTCCTGACGTTGATTCAGCCGATCCATGGACTGACCCTGCGCATTGAGGGTGGATGTCGTCTGCTCGGCTTGTTGATTCAGCTTCCGGCGCTCACTGCTCAACCGGCGCGTGGAAATCCCGGCGTCATTCAGCGCCTGGCGTTGCTCCTGTACCGACTGACGCAGCTGGATATTTTTTTGCTGCAGCGCGTTAGCCGACTGACGCAGCTTATCCAGCGCCTGCGTTTGTTCCGCGGTGGGGTTTTGGGTGTTTTTAAGTTGAATGGCGAGTGCTGCCGCTTCTGCCCGGGTATTTTTAAGATTTTGCTGGGTCAGCGTCAGTTCTTTGCGCGTCGCACGGAACCCTTCAATCTGCGCGGATTTAGCGTTGAGCGCATCCAGGCGGTCCTGCGTTTCCTGGATATCCGCAGACAGTTTTTCTGTTTCTTTACGCACGGCACTGAACGGGCGCGTCGCCCGATCAACCGCTTCCAGCAGCACTTGCAGCTTGAGCGTGTTACTCATCTGAGGTTACTCCACTGCGGATCATCACTCTATGCCGCCAGTCGAGTAACTCTTCCAGCGACATGGGATACATTTCTGAGGGGGGCCAGTGAAAAACGCTGGCAATATCGGCCATCAGATCATTGACCGTCATATCGCGGGGCCAGCTTACGTGGCCGATTTCGCTGACAAAAAACCAATCACCTTGCCGCCCAGGGCAATCAGGTCAACCGGGTCCAGCGCATTGCATTCCGCTTTGGTCAGCGAAGGCATCGTGATACGGGGCAGCACCATCAACAGCGCATCCACATCGGACGAGGCCAGCTCGGCCAGTCGTACACCGCGCAGCGCGCCGGCGTTCGGTTTGACCAGCTCGACCTGGGCGATCACTACATCTCCGCGTGAGATCGGGCTTTCCAGCACCACCAGGTTGTCTTTCTGTTCCGGCTTATCCAGCTGTTCCATTTTTTCTCCATCTCAATCAAGAGGGGCCAGCGCAGAACGCGCTGGCCTTTGTTATTACACCAGGCCGAGATTTTTACGGCGCTGTTCCAGACGATCGACGCCGTTGACCTTCTCCACCATGTTGACGGTGTCGATTTCAATCAGCTCTTTGCCATTCCAGGTCAGTTTGAAATAGGTATTTTTGCTGGTGACTTTGGTTTCGGTGTTTTCACCCTGCTTGGCTTCACCGAAGTCAAACGCCTGGTGCTTACCGCGCACTTCAATTTCAACGGCAATCTCTTCGCCGGTGTCATCGCGCTGATAAGAACCGGTAAAACGTAACGGAACGTTGGCCGTTGCGCCCCACTGGCTGAGTACCAGCTCATCCATACCGCCCAGCGTCCACTCCATATCGAGCGCCGCATCGTCCAGGCCGTTATCGATAAACGCGGCACCGTTCATGCCGCCTGCGCGATAGGTATCCAGCTTGCGTGACAGCTTCGGCAACGTAACGGCGGTTACAATGCCCTGATAGCTGTTTGAATCATTAAAGAGGTTTAACCCTTTGAGTTTACGTGGCAGTGCCATTTATCCGGCTCCTTAGCTGTTTACGGATGCGGCGAAGTTCGCCAGATAGGTATCAGTGATGCGCTGACGCAGCGTCAGATCTTCCAGCGGGGGCACCGGCGTGTAGTCGTAATCGATAAACAGTTTGCCCGCCTTCAGGCTCTCTTTATCGTTCGCGCTTTCGTCGTACCAGCAGTTCGCACCCAGCAGATAACCAGCGCTGACCAGTTCACGGAACTTCGCGTTGATGCCGGCGATGATTTCGCGTACCAGCACTGGCGTCAGCGGTTTATCGTTGGCCCACATGTGCGCTTCCGCCATGGTATCGGCCAGCACCTGCGCTGAACGGGTGTAGTTCTCAAACGCGAAAAGCGGATCGTCGCTACAGGTGCGGTTGCCCCAGAAACGGAAGCCGTCTTTGCGGATTAGCGTGGTGACGCACTTCTCATTCAGCAAATCGGCATCGGTGCCGGTCTGTTGCAGATCCCAGAAAACGTCTGCAGAGATGCCGGTTACGCCATTGACGCCCACGTTGGACAGGGTTTTATGCCAGCCCGTATCGTTGTCAATTTTGGCGCGCAGGCCCAGCGCACGTGCGGTGGCATAAGCCATTTCAGATTTGCTGGTCGCGGTATTCCAGGCAATAAAGTCTGGCCAGATGATCATCAGCTCACGCTGGCTGAAGTTTTCGCGGTACTTCATGGCATCAGAGATGGTTTTGCTGTTCCAGGCGGACACGTAAGCAAAGCCACGCAGCTGCTGTGCAATGCTGGCCAGCGCGGTCGCCACTTCCAGCGAATCCAGCCCTGGCACGCCCAGAATACGTGGCTTAACGCCCAGCTGAGTTTGCGCGCTGAGCAGCGCCTTCATGCCGGTGTATTTACCGTTCGCGTCTGTCGAGCCAATCAGGTTAGAGGTGGTTTCCGCCTGACTCGCGCCTTCTGCTACGCGAACCACGACGGTTACCGGCTTCGCCTGGTCAGCAATCGCCTGCAGCGCGGCCGCCAGGGTGCCCTGGGTACCGGCTTTGCCGATGGCCGCCTGCACGTTGGTCAGCAGAACAGGTGTGTTAAGAGGGAACGCCGTTGCATCAGCATCTTCTGCGGTGCAGATCATGCCAACAATGGCGGTTGAAACAGTCGAGATGGTGCGTGTGCCGTCATTAATTTCGACGACGCGGACACCGTGATGAAAATCAGACATCTGTAGCACTCCGTGTTGAGGGTGTGCTCAGAGTGTCAGGTCAGCAGAAAGGATGCATGCGATTGCGGTTTGCTGGCGCGTGGCTAAACAGCGGCGATAATTTACAGGGTAACAGGGCTGTCAAAAGCCTTGCTCCAGAGCCGGATATCCACGTTATGACGCAGTCCCACTTGCCAGAACGGGTCCTGCTTCAGGAGGGTTTCAACGGCTTCTTTGGATTCGGCTTCCACAATCCATAACGCACCATCGGGATGAGCCGTGGCATGCTCTCTGAGGGAGCCCGCAATCAGTACGCCTGACCTGACGCTTTCCAGCCACTGCAGATGAGCGTCCATATAGATTTTACGGATATCAGCCCGGTCGGCACGATCGTAAAAACGCACGGCAAATAACATCGCTTATTCCTGTTAGTTACTACTGTGATCGGTGGGTTTAGCGGCGTTGACTGGAAGATAGCGATACAGGGTTTTGACAGAAATATCCAGCACCAGTGCCACCTGGTAACGTGTGGCGCCGTTCGTCAGCATTCTTTTTGCCCGCTCCACGACGTCCGGCGTCATAATGCGCCGCCGCCCACCAATGCGTCCTTTTTCTCGCGCAGCGGAGAGGCCCGCTCGCGTGCGTTCAACGATCAATTCACGCTCCATCTCCGCCAGGGCGCCCATCACATGAAAGAAAAAACGCCCCATCGGCGTGCTGGTGTCGATGCTGTCCGTCAGGCTACGGAAATTGACTCCACGTTCACGCAGCTCCTCAGTGAGCATGACCAGATGACGCATGCTGCGGCCAAGCCGATCCAGCTTCCACACCACCAGAGTATCGCCCTCTTTTAACGTCCTGAGCGCCCGCTTTAGGCCTGGTCGTTCGCTGGTCTTACCGCTGATTTTATCCTCAAAAATCTGTTCACAATTTGCACTCTGCAAGGCATTCCGTTGTAAATCGGTGTTTTGGTCATTTGTTGACACCCTGACATAGCCAATCAGCATCATTTTTCCTCTGGTAAAAGATGGGGAGTTTGCCATTGCGTTGGTTACAGGGGCCAGGGGTTTGTTTCGCGAAAACCTCGGTTTTGTAGAAGCGGTTCAAAATGAAATTTCGCGCTCCCGAGGCGTTAAACAATTCACGAGTAACGGCAAGTTCCAGGTCCCGGATGGCGTAAGCACTGTCTACTTATCCGGATGTGCTGCTGGAGGCGGCGGGGGCGGTGGCGGTTGCCGTACAAACACCAGTGAATTTGGCGGTGGCGGCGGTGGCGGTGGCGCTGGACAGTCAGTTATTAAGCGCGCCATAACAGTTAAGCCGGGAGAAATGATCGATGTAGTCATCGGGGCTGGTGGTGCCGGTGGAACCACGTCAGTAAACTCCGATGGCAAAGCTGGAGGAGTTGGTGGCAATACTGTTTTTGGCAATTATTTGACCCTCATCGCCGGTCAGGGTGGAGACCCTGGTGGTGGTGGTTCAGCGCAGTATGGCGGAGCTGGCGGAGGAGGTTATCCTCGCGGAAGCACTGGAAATGATGGAGCAGGAACAACGGGCTCGACGATTGGAACAGGTTGCGGCGGCGCAGGCGCATCATGTCCATTCGGTGGAGGCGGTGGCTCCGTTCGCTCATCTTCCGCAGGTAGTGCTGGAGGCCAAAATGGTTACGTTGGTGATGGTTATGGTGCTGGCGGTGCAGGTGGTTCAACAGGAATAAATGGTAAAGGGGCTGTGGGGCAGCCAGGTTTAGTCATAGTCGAATGGTAACTGGGAAAAAATTTTTTCTCACCAAAATTTAATAACCCTGAAGAAATAATCCGGCCAGAAATAATTAAAAATATTCAATCTTTCCATGGTTAATTTTTAATTTATATTTTTTTGAGGGTTATTTTTAAAAATATACTTCAGCATAAGTTTATTAACGCAATCCATAACAGTTGAAGCCATAACCTGGAATTATTTACCAATCATTTTATAAGCATCTTTTTGATATTTATGAGATTTAAAGTAAGACCCGCTGCCGCGGGTCTTTTTCCGACGTGGTGTTCATTTCCTGGGCGGCACGAACATACCTTTTACATACTCCCAACCTTCTTCAGGCTTAACTTCACATTCTGTGATATCAACCCACTGAATAGAAGGGTGGAACAATTCCGTTATATCATCTTCCGTTGAAAATAGTTCTCTTACTGTGTTTTTTTCAATTCGCGCATAGTTTTTCATGCATATTCCTCAATGATAATAATGCCATCGCCACCGCCCCCTCCATTTTGAGCAGATGAATTACTAACAGAAAATGCACCGCCGCCGCCTGATCCAAACGCGCCAGGATCACCAGACAAAGATGAGCCTGCAGCAATAGGATTTCCCCCTCCACAGAAAAACGATGCGCCACCACCTCCACTCTCATAGCCCGAGCTTAAGGTAATTGCTGGGGTTCCTGCAGAGCCTCTGACATTCATGTGATTACCACCATAGCCAATACCACTGCCGCCGTTAGAAAGTAAGCGATTCTCTCCGTAGTTAAATGCCGTACCACTTGCCGCTCGAGCACCGCTTGATGCAGAGAGGTATCTACCAAAACTGCTGCTTTGCCCTGATTGCGGCTCGTTACCACCGACTCCACCAGAACCACCCTTTCCGACGGTTAGCAATATGGGAAACTCAAGCTCATCGACTGAATGCCAGGAGATAGCGGTACCACCCGCCCCTCCACCTGAGCCAACCGCTCCCTGATTTGCTCCAACTGCAGAAGTCCCACCGCCACCGCCGCCGCCTCCTGTAACGATTATTTTTAGTAGTCTCGCGGTCGGTTTTGCATAAGTCGTATTTTGACTGAAAATATTTACCTTCAATAATCGGCCAAAAAGCTTTTCGTCTAAACCGAGGTTTGTATCCTCTTTTTATTATTGGCACAAAGCCCGGAAAAACTTTAAAACCTCGGTTTAGGCGAAGGCTCTGCTTTGCCGGTTGGCGTGCCGGTTCCCTGGCCTTCGGAAAATCCGCCAACTGGGTGGCTAAAGTGTAATGGTGCCGCTTTCAGCGCTGCCACCTATCCGCTTCTGGCTAGAGTGTACCCGTCGCTTAAATTGCCAGATCTACGTGGAGAGTTTATTCGTGGATGGGATGATGGAAGAAATGTCGATAATGGAAGAACTATCTTCTCTGCACAAGGAGATGAAATTCGTTCGCATAACCACAAATTTGTTAACGAATACGGAACCCCAACCCCGAATTTTATTGCATTCACTGATCAAAATAGCGAGTCAATAGAAATAATGGGACAAGCTGGCAATCGTTGTCATACATATATATTTATGGAAAACACGGGTGGATCAGAGACACGACCACGCAACATTGCATTTAACTATATTTTGAGGGCTGCATAATGTTAAGAGCTCAGTTGGATAAAAATCTCATAGCTATTAACTCTGGGGAAGTTAGTGTTTATAATTATGATGGTATTTCACGTGAATATCTTTCAACTATCACTGAAGCTCTTGCTAAAGGAGTAGGCCTTCCTGCTAATTCATGTGTCGACGCTCCCTTAGAAAAAAAAGAGGGCATGAAGGTTTGCAGAACTAAAGACCTTTCTGCATGGGAGTATATTAGCGATCATCGTGGTGAAACTGTCTACAACACTGAAACAGGGGAATCATTTATTATAACTGAACTGGGTGATTACCCAACCAATACAACTTCAAAAGTTCCAGCTTCAGAGTACTGTAAATGGGATGGTGAAAACTGGGTTGAGGATTTTTCGCTTAAACATGAAGCTGATAAAAAAATTGCAGAAAAAAACCGAAATGATATTTTAAACAGTATTGATAACACAATATCAGATTGGAAGATTGAACTTTTTCTTGGTGATATTAGTGATAGTGACAAAGCAAAACTATCAGCTTGGATGGCGTATAAAGCTTCGGTCAAAGCCGTCGATATATCGACGGCTCCTGACATCATTTGGCCGACACCTCCGGTGGCAAAGGCCATGTGATATCTGGCACCTGATAAGTTTTAATTTCTTTTAATTTTCTTATATAGGCCAGCCAATCGATTAAGCTGGCCTTATCCTTGTCAGTTATAATACCTAATTGCAGTTCTGTCTGCCAGATACTAATTATATTTTGCGCATTAACCAATAGTTCATTTTGTTTTTTTTCTGCGAAGCCTACTTCAGCCTCGTGCTGCACACGGCTATCGGTTATCCATGTACTCCCATCCCATGAATCATACTTTGTTTTTGGTTTGAGAGTTGTAGTATCCTTTGGGTATGGACCTATGGTTTTTATTATTCTTTCATTACCCGTTTCAGTGTCATATACAGTCTCACCGCGGTGATCATCAACTAATTTCCATTCATCGTTTTCATAAACGCAAGTAGTACCTGCTTTTCCTGATAAATTTGGCTTGATGGTTGAAAATGCAGGAATGCCAACACCTTTTAAAATATATTCCTTTGATATATTTTTAAACTCTCCAGTCACGGCATCGTAATTGTATACCTCCAAAAAAACATCTTTTGTGGATAGTTCGTTTTCGTCAAAAGAAAACTCTTGTTTATTATTCATTAGATTGCCCTTAAAATATAATTAAATGCAATGTTTCTTGGTCGACTTATACCATAAACACCCACGGCCCACGTGTTAGATGAATAATCATTCGTGGCTGGTGTCATTGAGATATACATCCCAGCAATGCTTGGTAAAGGTGTATCGTCGTAACCCCAGCGAGATTTTTCAGTTAAATTATTTATCGTGACAAGCGTATTTGCGCTTATTCCATCGTCTCCAACAACTACTGATCCTTGTTGATAAGAGAGGAGACTTCTTCCGCTATCAACCCCCCGTCCATCGTCCCAGCCACGTATAAATTCCCCACGCAAATCCGGCAATTTAAGCGACGGGTACACTCTAGCCAGAAGCGGATAGGTGGCAGCGCTGAAAGCGGCACCATTACACTTTAGCCACCCAGTTGGCGGATTTTCCGAAGGCCAGGGAACCGGCACGCCAACCGGCAAAGCAGAGCCTTCGCCTAAACCGAGGTT